GGTTCGCGGGAGTCGGTAAAGCGCGCCGAGTATTACAGTGCGTTAAAGGCGGGCGACCAGCCCACCATCGCGGTGATCCTCTGGTGCGCTGAATTCTTGGAGGCAAATGTGACCGTCGGCGAGAGTGGCAACATGCGGGTATACGAGCCCACCGAGCTGATCTGCGGCGGCATACGGTACAAAATTGGCCGGGCATACAACAAGCCCGGCAGTGACAAGATTGAGCTGACATGCTCAAAAATTATGTAATAAAGGAGTATTTTTAATATGTCTAATAAAACACCGGGCTATTTCGGACTTAAGGGCTGCAAGTACGCGTTCCCGGACGCTGCGGGCTTGTGGGGGCAGCCTGTATCGCTCCCCTATGCGCAGTCCCTGTCCCTGAGCACGAAGATAAACACCGCGACGCTGGATGCCGACGACCGGAGGGTCATCGAGATCCCCTCAGACAAGGGCTATGACGGGACGCTGGGTCTCAGCAACCTGGATCAGGAGTATGAGATGGCCCTGGGGTACTCTGTCGTTCTGGATAACGGCACGGTTGCCCAGCTGGACGCCGTCGCGCTGGAGAAGCATTGCCTGTACTTTGAGACGATGGGGGCCAGAGAGGGCGGCGCCGCATTTAAGATCAAAACCTGGCTGATGAACATCACCACGTCGAAATCTGGAAAGAACTACACCACCAAGGGTGACAATGTGGAGTTTGGCAAGCACGAGATCCCGATCACCATTTACGGCACGCCCCTCCTGGACCAGAACGGGGATGAATTTGTGGACGAGGACGGCATGACCCGCGTGGTCTACATGGTCTCATCTGTACCGGGCGACACGGGCTACGCTACGTTTGGCGACGCGGTGCCGGACGTCCAGCTGACAGCAATATAACGCACAGCATTCGGGCGGCCCTGACCGGGGTCGCCCTTGCATTTTGGAGGGACGCATGAAATACCCCATTACGATAACCGGACGGACATATCTGGCGGACGCGGCGGCAATATCCTGCATCCGCTATCGGTCTGAATATGGCGTGTCGCCCATGGCCGAGTTTGCCCAGCAGCTGAATCAGCCCGAAGCGCGGGCAAAGCTGGTGAAGCTGATCTGGATCATGGTGCGGCCCGATGAGGATTACGCCGAATTTGCAACCATGTGTCTGCAAGATGAGGCTTTCGTCGATCAGGCCCTCGCGCTCCGGTCGAAGCTCCTGAAAGCGGATGAGCGCTACACGCCGACGGGGCAATCCGAGTCCGTGTCTCCGGAACAATATGACGAGTTTGACGCATTGGCGCGGATGAGCCATACGGGGATGCCGGAGTGCCTTATTTACGAGTTGACCATGCCGCAGCTGCAGGCCACCATCAACCGATCGCTGGAATATTTAAATAAGGCCAGGGACACAAAGCCACAGATGGTGAAAATGAGCCCGCAGGAGGTATCTCAGCTGCTGGGAGGCGGTACACGTGGCTAGTTTTGAGTTCGACATGAGCGAATTTGAGATCATGCTCTCCAAGCTGGCGGATCCGGAGCCCATCGCCAGAAAAATGATCGAGGCGGCAACGCCAATGGTAAAAGAGGCCCTTGTGTCGAACACCCCTGAGGATACCGGCGATTTAAAAAAATCGATCCGGGCCTCAGCCATTTTAAAGCGTAACGACGGATTGTTCAGGGCCATAAGGCCCACGGGAACAAACAGAAACGGCATGCGGAACATGGATGTTATGGCGTGGAAGAACTACGGGACGCGTAAGATGGCGGCGGAATACTTCATTGAGGGTGCGGCTCACAAGGTAGGCGAAAAGGCGTTAGACATTATGGAAGAAACCTTTTACAAGGAGGTGGGGGCCGATTGACGAACGCGAATTTAATCAAGGACACGCTCGAGGCGTTGGGGTATCCGGCATTTAACGGATTCACCATGTCGGACGACCGTGTCTATTTTATTTTCGATCTCTCGACCGAAGGGATCCTGTACGCCGACAACCGCCCCGTGTCCGAGATCACATACGCGACGGTGCATTTGTTTGCGCAAGTGGATTTTGACCCCATCGAGCTTGTGGAAAAGACAAAGCGGGCGCTGTTCGCCGTCGGGTATACCTGGCCGGAGGTGATTCCGGTTTCGAGCGGCAGCAAGGGGTACGGGAGCGAGTCGGACGACATGCGGCACTATGTATTTGAGTGCGAGCGTGCAGACATGATCAGCGCGGAGGAGGGTTAGTTTGGGAACATCAAAAATAGGCGTCAAGATGGCGCTGGACGGCGAGAGTGCGCTTAAACAGGCGGTGGCCAATATCACCGCGGAGGGAAAGGCACTCCAGTCTCAGATGGCGCTTGTCACATCCGAGTTCCAAAACAACGCCAACTCCCAGGATGCGCTGACCGCCAAGGGTAAGGTTCTCAGCGATCAGCTGGCCACTCAAAAATCAAAGATTGAGGCCCTGGCGGCTGGCCTGAAGAACGCGGAGAGCAACTATGCGCAATCCGCCTCGGCGGTAGAGTCGTGGAAACAAAAAATCGCCGACGCAAAGACGGAGCTGGCGAAGCTCGAACAGTCCACCGGCGACACCACCAAGGAGGAGGCAAAGCTCCGGCAGGAAATCCAGCAAATGGAGTCCGCTCTCGTCAAGCAGGAGGAAAAAACCGGGAAGGCCGGGAAGGCCGTTGACGAGTGGAAAACCAAGATCAATTACGCCACTGTCGAAGAAAACAACCTCAACGCCGAGATCCAGAAGAATGAAAAGTATCTGGACGAGGCGGCCACCAGCGCCGACGGCTGCGCCAAGTCCATTGATCAATATGGCGACGAGGTCAAAGAGGCGGCGGACGAGTCGGAGGAGTTCGGTGAGAAATCCTCCGGCGCAGTGGATTCTCTGGCGTCCGCATTGGCGGCGGCGGGGATCGCCGAGAAGCTGGGCGAGATTAAAGACGCCCTGATGGAGTGCGTGGACGCGTCCATTGAGTTTGAGTCCGTGATGGCCGGTGTCCGCAGGACGGTCGGCGGCACGGATGAGGAGCTCGCTGAAATATCGGACGCTTTTAAGGAGATGTCCCTTGTCATCCCCATCACGACAACGGAAATCGGGAAGATTGCGGAGACGGCAGGCCAGCTCGGCATTGCGCAGGAGGACGTGACCTCATTTACCGAGGTTATGGCTATGCTTGCCACGGCGACCGACCTGACGGCGGACAACGCGGCCACCATGCTTGCGCAGTTTTCGAATGTGACCGGGCTCGACCCGGAGAATTATGACCGGCTCGGCTCCGTTGTTGCGCAATTGGGCGACGCAACGGCAACAACTGCCTCCAAGGTCGTTGATATGTCCCAGGGCATGGCTGCGTCTGCGTCCATTGCCGGTATGGCCGAGACGGATATCCTCGGAATTGCCGCCGCCGTTGGCTCGCTCGGCATCGAGTCCCAGGCGGGCAGTACGGCGATGTCAACGCTGATCCAGATGCTGTATAAGGCGGTGGAGACCGGCAGCGACAAGTTGACGGACTTCGCGTCCGTGGCGGGAATGACGGCTGATGAATTCGCTACCGCGTGGGGCAACGACGCCGCGGGTGCGCTGGCTACCTTTATACAGGGGCTAAACGATACCGAGCGCAACGGGTCAAGCGCGATTGTTATTCTGGACGAGCTTGGCATCACAAACGTCAGACAGACAAAGGCGATTCTGGGTCTTTCCGAAGCGGGCGACCTCCTTTCAAACACGCTTGCGCAGGCAAGCCAGGCGTGGGAGGAAAACACGGCGCTGACGGAAAAGGCCGGGATCATGTACGACACGACCGAAAGCAAAATGCAGCTTTTTGAAAATTCGGTCAACCTGCTCAAGGTCGCAATCGGCGACGTGCTGACCCCGGCGCTGGCCGACATGGCGGGCGGCCTCGGCGACATGGCGGAGAAGGCCACCGCGTGGGTCAAGGATAACCCGGAGATGGTCAAGGCGATTACTGTAGCCGCTACCTCCTTTGGGCTGCTCGCGGCGGGTGTGCTGGGCGTGGTCGCCGCAATAAAGATTTTAAAGGCGCTGGAGCTTACCACCACGCTTGGGAAAATAACCCTTGCGATTTCCGCGGTGGTGGCAGTTGGTGCGGGGCTGATCAGCTTGTTCAAGAGCGCGGAGGAGAGGGCAACCGCATCCACGCGCGAGATGGAGGCGTTCCGGGAATCCCTAGTCGAGACGCGGCAGGCGTTCGAGAATTGGAAAATCGACTTTGCCGACAAGACCGAAAACGTGGACTCCCTCATCAGCACGATTGTGGGCCTCTCCGACGCAGAGGGACGGAGCGCGGCGGACACTGAAATTTTAAAGGTGGCGATTGAGGAACTGAACGCAATCGCGCCGGAGTTGGGCGTTGTCTTCGACGAGGCCACCGGGTCAATCAACATGACCGCGGACGCGTTGATCGCCGCTGCCGAAGCGGCGAAGAAGCAGGAAGAAGCGACGGCGACAGCAGAAAGATACCTCGAATTGCAGGCAGAACAGAAAACTGCCGTCGAGAATTTCAGGGAATCCGTGGAGGCCCTTGCCGATGCGGAGGCGGCACTGCAGGACGCAAAGGACAGGAACGTAGATCATTCGGTGCTGATGACGTACATCGAGGGGGTAAACCTCGCCCAAGAGGCGAGCGACGGGTACAATGCGGCATTGTGCGGTGTGAACCGGGAAATGCGGACGACGATGGATCGGCTCAAGGAGCTCACCGGGGAGACCGCCGACGCCGCCGACGCCAACGACGAGCTCGCGGACACGATCGCAAGCATTACATCCGAGCTGGAGACCTTGCAGAAGTCCTATGCCGACGCCAAGACCGCCGCGTACAACAGTATATCAGGGCAGATCGGGCTATGGGATGAGATGGATAACTCCGTCGTGACCTCCGCCGGTACGCTCAATGGTGCGCTGCTGTCCCAGATTGAGTATCTGGACACGTACAGCGCGAACATGGACAGCCTCCTCTCCCGAAACATTGAGGGGATTGAAGATTTCGCCAAAAACTTCAGCGACGGCAGCACAGAAAGCGCGGCGGCCTTGGCGGGGCTGGCAGCCGCCTCCGACGAGGAGATCAGTGATCTCATTACCAACCTCGGGAAGGTCGAGGAGGGCAAGAAAAGCTTTAGCGATCAAATAGCCCTGTTGGTAACCGATTTCGACGGAAAGATGTCCGATATCGAAAAGCGCCTTGCGACGGCGGTTGGCAACCTGGAAAAGACCGACGAGGCGGCGCTGGCCGGTGTGAATACCATTCAGGCCTTCGTCAACGCCATGTCCGAAAAGGAGGGCGTTGTCTATCAAAAGGCGCTCCAGATCGGGCAGGCCGCCATTGACGGACTCAACGCCGGCATTGACGCACATTCCCCATCGAGAAAGGCGCATAAGAGCGGCGTCTACGTCGGAGAGGGCGTTATCGGCGGATTGGCATCAATGGAGGCCGCCATTAAAGCCCAGGGCGGCAAAGCGGGCGAGGCTGTCCTTGCGGGGCTCCGGTCATCCCTTGAGAGCTTTGACTTTTCGGGGACGAGCTGGGGTGCGACCACGGCGCTGGAGAAATTCAAGGAAGCCAAGGCAAAGCTGGATCACGAAAAGGCAATGGATCTGATCGACGAGGCCAATTATTACAGCCAATTGCTGGCGCTCCGGGATCAGTATCTCCGTGACTATGACAATCTGGACACGTGGCGGAGCACGACGCAGTCCATTTACAGCTATCAGGCGAGCCTTATCAAGACCTCTGAGGAGACCTACAAAGAGCTTGTCGAGATGCTGGACTACTATCTGGCCCTGGATCTGATTACCCAGGCGCAGTATTACGCCAAGCTGACGGAGTACCGGGATACATACCTGGATGAGACCACCGCGGCTTGGCGGTCGGCGACGACGGCGATCTACAACTACCAAAAGAGTACCGTCAAGAGCGCCGACGATATATATTCGGAGCTGCTCGCGGATCTGGAGCATTACTACGCCATGGGGCTGGTGTCGCTTGAAGATTATTGGGCGCGGCGGCAGTATCTTGTCGATACGTATCTGACCGCGGAGTCCGATCAATACCGGTCTGCGATTGAGGCCCTGCAAGCGGCGCAGGAGGAATATTACGCCGATCAGGTCAGCACGTTGGACTTTTATCTCGCTCTCGACCTGATCACAGAGGCGGAATATTATGCGAAGCTGGAGGCCCTGCGGGATACGTATCTGACGGAAAATTCCGACGCATGGCAGTCGGCGACCGAGAAGCTATACAAGTATCAGAAAACGCTGCTGGATACCAAGCTGTCCGAAGCGGAAGCGGCGATTGACGCATGGCTGGCGACGCGGAAGGCGCAAGTAAGTGCGGAGCTGGCACTCGAAAAGGAGCGGGTCAACGGGATCATCGCGGCCATCAACGACGAAATCTCCGCCCGGAAGCAAGCGAAAACCGAGGCGGGCTACGAAGACGCCATCACGGCGGCGCAGAAAAAGGTGGATGCGCTCCTGCTCCAGATCGAATACGAGCGGGATGAGGACAACCTGGCCGAGCTGCAAAAGGAGCTGATCCGGGCGCAGCAGTCCCTTGCGGCGGCGGAGGAGAACTACTCCGACTATCTCTGGGAGCTTGAGAAAAACGCCGAGATCGCGGCCTTGCAGGACGAGATCGCCCAGTTGGAAGCGGATGCGGCGGCGGAGCTTGAAGCGCTGGAGGCGGAAGCGGAGGCGGCGAAGGCCGAGGCGCAGGAGGAATATCTTGTCCTGCTGAATGAGCTTGTGGAGTATATGCGCCAGCTTGTGGCCGCGGCGGAAGCGACGGAGGAGAGCACCCAGACGGGACAGGTCACGCAGTATGACCCGACCATCGACCATACGGCAATGGCACTGGCTGCAGAGACGAAAGAGGAATTTGACTATTGGGCCGAAAAGCGGATGCTCAAAATCCTGGGTGAGGGGTACGGCCCCAGCAATTACGCCACCACGGAGCAGCTTTACAGCCAGTGGCTCATACTGCACACGGATTACGATGCCAGCACAGATTATACGGCGGCGGCGCTGTCGGCGACGAGCGAAGATGACTTCTGGGCGGCGGCCAACGCCAGGGCGGCGAAGATCGCCGGAGAGGGGTATGACACATCTAAGTACGCCACCACGGAGCAGCTTTACAGCCAGTGGCTTGCGGCCATGACCACCGCGACGACGGCGGCGGAAACGGCGACACTTGCGGCGGCGACCGTGGCCGAAACGGTGTACAACACCACCAGCCAGACGGCGACGGTGAACGTCAATAACCCGACGCTCTCCACCGGGCAGATCGCCGCGGTCATTCAAGAGGTTTTGGAGCAGATGGCGAAATAAGGAGGCTTGACTTTGAGATCGGCGACATTTATTTCGGACGGCGGAACGACCGTCCACTTCGGGGCCGCACCGCCCTTTTATTTCGGCAGCCTGACGGATTCCCTGGGGGCGGCGGCGGAAAGCGTGAAGCCGCCCAGGATGGCGGGA